CAACCTCTTTGCGTATGTAGCAGTTGCGAACGGATTTGTTAAACATGATTTTGTCGTTGTCATCGACCCACAACTTGATTACATATGTTGCTTTGCCGTACTGCGTTTCACGGTTTTCAAGCTCTTTGCTGCCTCTATCGCCCGCTTGCTCGTTGTATTCAACATCGGGAACAATCATTGTGTTTATTTCATCGTCTTTAAGTCCGTTTTCCTTTTTGTTTGCTTTTGCTTCTTTTCTCAACTTGGAAACGGTTTCTCTGCCAGATATGATGATGTACGGCTGATGCGGTCTACCGTTGACATTGATTCGCGGGTCGTTTGGATTTCCGAGCATGACGTTTACGCCGTCAATCGCTTCTGTGATAAAGTCGCCCATAATCGGAACGGGAACGGAAACAGGCATATCGGTTTCGGGGTCAACAACAGGGTTTCCGTCTTTATCAGTTTGGTATGTTTCACCGCTGAACTGTCCTGTTTTTACGCGTCCATCCCAATATGTGTAAGTAGCCATATCTCCGCTCATTGCGCCATCAAATAGCAAACGCCGAATAACGGAATCCATTTTGAGTTTTTCCCACTTGTCGATAGAGTTTTTAGACAAAACCGAGGCAAGTCGCAAACGCTCTTGCTCCGTTGCATCGTCCGTTTCGTCAGATATGTTTTCGATGATGTAGTTCATCTTCACGGAAGAAGTCATACACGAAGCCACAAAATGCTTGATTATGCGCTGAAACATTGGCAGAATGAACATTGGTAGACCGCCGAGGTTTATGCCGTCCCATTGCTGACAGTTATATACACGCCAGTTGCGGCGAACCGTTGCGTAGTAGTCGGGGCTTAAAGAGTGGTTATACTCAACGCCTGTTTCATATAATTTCCAATCCTCTGTGCATTCGTTGTTTTTCATTTACGACCACCACCCCTCATCCATTCTCGCTCTGTTTCTGTATATCCGTCATTGCGTTCAATCGCTTCATAAATACTCGCTTGTGCGTCGGCTTCTTTGTTTGCTTTGTGTTCCTCAAGTGCGTCTTTAACAACCTTAACGGGGCTTTTAATTGGCTTAGGCTCAATTCCCTTTACGCTTCTCATTCCAAGCCGCAAACCCTCTTTGTAGCCAATCGCAAAGCATAAAAACAGCAATATTGCCAAAACAACGCTTATTATTAAGTCCATTAACGACCTCCCATGAAATCCATGTATGAATCTGTAATTTCTCCGCTGAGATATGTGCTTTTATCGTCTGCCTGACGCTCAAACTCGAAGTTGTACTGTTTTTGCTCTGTGGGTTTGCTAAAACTTCGGAATGGTATTTTCTCTGCAAGCCCGGTGGTTGCGTCGCAAGCGTCGTCATGCTTGTTGTTTCCTCTTTTTACAAAACTTGTTAACTGCCTAAAATATCTATCGTAGTCAGAGCCGGGAACAATTTCCGAATCATCCAAAAAATAAAAGTGTTCCTTGATATATCCGGCGTTCATTAGAATTCGGGTCAACTTGTTCTTGGTGGTCATTTCACCTTGCACAGAACAAGTGTTGTGCTTTTCTTTTAACCCGCGCTTGATATTGCGCGAATATTGAAATCCTCCGTTGTTGTGTTCAATATTCATAACTTGACATTTGGTTCTAATTATTAAGCCGATAACTTGAGGCTCCGTTATTTCGACACCGTCTTTAGTAAAGACAACGTCCGAAATATAGGTATCGTCACCGACCCTGTTTCCAATTAGTGAACAAAGGTCGTCATCTCCCGCATCGGCGGTATCTGTAAATCCCAGCACACCATCAATTACTTTGTTGGCAAGGTCTTTTACCTTAAACCGATGAAGTTCGGCACGCGGAAGTAACAAACCCTTTTCTTCAATCGGGTGCTGCATAAACTCCGCTTCCCATATAAACGGGTCGGTTATGCGCCGTATTTCGTGGTATTCCTTTGTGGTTTTGATAAGCTCACAGAACGACTTGCCCTTATTGTCAAGCGCCGCGATTGTGATAACTTCCATGTCCTTGACGTAATACTCGCTATCGGGGTCGGTTAAACGACCTATCGGGTCGCGTTTACTCCAACGAGTGGCAATATGTATCTCTGGACAGCCCGTTTCAAGCCGTGACAGGTGCGTTGAGGTGTACCAGTTCCATACGCCCTCAATAACCGTTTCGGATAACGCTTCTTCGATGTTCTTAATCGGGTCATCGAGGATTGCAAGGGTTTTGCAGCCGAAACCAGTGATTGCGCCACCAACACCTGCGCAGAAATATGATGGTTGCGTGTTACCGGCTACGCTCCATGCGTCTACCGCAGAACTTTTTTTACTCACCGCGGCGTTAGGAAACACTTTTCTGAACTTAGGGTTATCAAATATGCCGTCGCGTATGTCCTTTGAAAACTTTTCAGCCAATGTTGCGGCATATGAGTTTCGCATTATGCTGCCTGCTGGATTTTTACCTAACATCCAAGCGCAAAACACGCTGATGATGTAAGACTTTCCGGCGCGAGGGGGTAAGCTAATTGCGAGTTTTTTTATCTTGCCATCTGCAACCGCTTGCAATTTCGCCGCAATAAGTATCAAGTGCGGTTTGTTGTCGCTGAAAAATATAGGGTCTATGTATTTGCAGAACTTCCAGAAGTCTTTGCGCGCTTCCGCAATATCCCTTTGGGCTATCAGTTCTGCGAGTTCTTTTAATTTGTCATTGGTTTTTGCCATAACCCACCTTTAATCATTGGATAATGCTGATATCGTCGCCAAGCATAATCATCGGTTGAATATCGCTGACGGGTTCATACGCCGCACTTATAGAATAGCTTTCATCTTTGAGCCACGCTTTGCCAACAACGGCATAGGTGGTCTTTGTCTTTCCGCTATGCAACTGCTGTGCAACGGAAACGACCTTAGGTGTATGAACGTGACCGCCAATAATAATGTCGCAGTCAGAGTGCGCTCTTGCCATTGTTTTGAGCTTACATTCCGATTTTCCGATGTTGTGCGTGGCGTATATTTTGTAAATATGGCCGCTTGCGTTTATGGTGATAAAACCGTGAACGTAGTTGTACTTTTCAAGGCAACCAAGTTTTGTGCATATCGTGTCTCCAATATCGCTGCCAGTGTTTCTAAATGTCCGTTCTTCGTGGTTTCCACAGCAAAAGAAGATTATCTTTTCTCGTATCGGGTAGAGGTACTCGACAATCGTTTCAATCTGTTTTTGGGGCATCATTCTTTGAGAATAAACACAGCCTTTAGAGCCGAGCGTTGCGTTGTCGGTTAAATCTCCGACGATAACAACAACCGCCAGAGGGTCGTTTTCAATTTCTTGCACATACTTCAAAAATGCTTTCTTTTGAAAGCCGTGCGCACCGATATGAACATCTGAAATTATGTAAAGGTGTACATCGTTTTCGCTTTTATATGTGAAGTGGTCTTTGCTTTTCTTTGAAACAGTCGGTGCGTGATAACGCTTTGAACCTCTCAACGCCCCTCTGACCTTTTCTTCAATCTGCTTGTCCGTTAATTCGGGAAAACGCGGTTTCATTGCGGCGTATAATTCCGTCCAAGACAAGCCGTCGTCAAATTTTAGACATTCAGCTTCTGTTTTCCAGTCGATAATCACCGCACCTCAAATCTTCCTTGTATCTGGCTATCGGGTGACACACAAACGCCCGCAAACTTACCCTTGCGTCCTATGCTGTCCCATAGCTCATAGCACATATAAATAACGTCAGGCTCTATACCCTTTGTCCTCATGCGCTTTATCTGTTCTCGGATTCTGTCAAGTTCGTTTGTCATGTTGTTTTCCTTTAAACAATAAAAAAAGAGCTACAAATGATTTCTCATTCATAGCCCGATTCGGCTTTACCCGTTACAAATTCGCAACGGAATATGTAATTTTCTTCTTTGTTTCCAATATTATAATGTCGTCTTTGCGTTTGATGATTTCTGCGGTGTTTCCCCTGCGGAGTATGTCGTTGATTATGCCAATTGCTTTTTCATCGAGCAATGTCACCGCCCCTTTTGTCCTCTTTCCCATGCGGTAATAGTGTTCATTCAGCTTTAAGCTCGAACGGCTACCACCGCATAGTGTTGCTTTATTTCTTGCTCAAAATCATTGCTTTTTACAGCGTTGTGAGGGATTGTTAAAGTGGTATATTAATCTCGCTTGTAGTGGCACTCCCCGTTTTTGTAAGCTCCACATTCTTCTTTAAGGCAATTGAGATATTCTCTCGTTGTCCTCGTCACCGTTTGATATGAAGCACATTGTCCGTCCATTGCAAACTCATTTATGTTTTGTTCAATGACAAGCATATTAACTGTATATGGACATTTCATATGTATCTCCCATATTATGTAAGCAGTCTTAATAACTCTATGAAAAATATAAAAATTTTATAGGGGGTTGTGAATTTTGGGTTTGAATAATTCTGGAGAAATTTGTGATAGTAATAGGGGGTATCCCTATACAGACCCACCCGGGTGCGAACGGGGGCATACCCTCGCGCAATAGGCAGGGGGTAGGAGGCTCGCACGTACATACCCCATGCACAGCGCGGAGGAGCATTGCATGTACACGGCACAGCAGGAGAGGCGCGCTGATATGTACGCACACATCCATCAGACGAAGCGGCACGACATGGACAGCGCGACTATAATAGTGTACATCATCAATGCATACACAATGCATACATATACACAGACAATCGGCAACAACCAATAGTTATTAAACAAAATAAATATTATGTGTAATTTTGTACGCTAAAGAGTTGTGGATTTGCAAGGGTTACAGAATATACAACATAATGAATACTGTTTTTGTGCCACATATTGCTTATTCACTCGACTGTGAATGAATATCTAATGAATACTATTTGTCGGTCAACATGAGCTTTTCTTCCGGCGAAAGCGTGGAAAGCAGCTCGTTTATCCGTGCGTTGATGGCTTCCATATCCGGCTCAACCTCTGCTGTGACGGTGAACTCTTGTTTGTCGCGCCAATTCTTGCCCTGACGGTTCTTCAACCAGAAGATAGCAGCGGTTGTGTCTGGGGGGACTTCTTCTTCAATTTCAACTTCAATTGGTACGCCTTGATATTGCATAACCTTTGTGACTTTCTGCTTATATCCCATTGCTCGATTGCGGAGAGAGTGCGCGACTTCTTGGTCTGCAATCTCACGCCCGTTTTTTATGGACTCAATGAAAGTAGGATATTGTAACTTCCAATTATTCAAAGTAGCTTCCGATACATCAAAATATCTAGCTAAATCCTCATCCTTTGCAGATAACAAACAATAGTTATAAGCCAACCGGTCATACTCTGGTTTATATTTTGTAAGTTGTCCAATGCTAGCCATAGGTTATTACCTCCACAAATATATTGACATATATTAAAACAAATGTTATAATTATTGGTTTACTATCAGTATTATACCATATAATGGGGAGTTCCGCAAGTATATAACTGTGCGTAGAGCGACAATCACAACAGTTATTTACCAAAAACAACCTGCACCATACAAGGTTGAGCGTGAAAACACGAAGAAAACACTGCGGTCAACCCTGTAAGCCAGTGATACCAATGCTTTCAAGGCTCGTGACACGCGTTGAACACGATTGCACAGAGTATCTCTATTTTTAAAAAAAATTCCATAGGACACTTATATGGTTTTACGCTCAACCGTTTATTTTATATATTATTATCTCTGTAAGTATTGGTATTACTAGCTTTTTTGAGTTGAGCATGATTTGAGCACGACTATTCCTATCGGTATACTTCGTCTTGTTTACTTTGTACACACGTATGGTTGTTTTAAGGAGGTTTGGTATACAAACTATACAAATTGGAAATATATGGACAAATGGTTACAAAAAGTTACAAAAACAGGCGATAAAGCCAAAAACAGCGTTTTGAGCATAAAAAAGCCCCTCAAAAGAGGAGCTATAAAGAATTTATAAAGTTTTATTATCTTTGCGTGTAATATACAACTTTTGGTGTGGTAAGCGCTTCTTCGAGGGTCTTACCAATGCTTAAGCGGTATCTTAAACCGCCGCGAGTTAAATTGTTTTCTTTGCACCAGTCTTGCAGCGGCTTTGTTTCTCCGTTGATTTCTACTGATTCATACATATGTATTAACAACGT